CGTGCATTGTCGGTCCACGCGCGGCCAGGCCCGACGGGCCAGAGAGGCCATTCTAGACGAGATGTTTGACGAGCTTGTCATGGCCGAGTCGTTGGCCGCTCCGCTTCCAGATCCTATCTTCACCACCGACGCGACGCCGTGCGAATGCACCATATGTCTGAGCGCCGTCGAGATTTCCGTTAGTTTGCCCTGTTCCCATCGTTTCTGTCTTCCATGCGTCTTGTCCTGGGCGCGTCGCTCAGGCTCGTGTCCGCTATGTCGCCGGTCAATGGTTGCCGGAGTGCCCACGCTGGCACCCGGCGATTACACCGACGTCTATCCGTGGCTGCGGCCCCTCGATGGCACGCCTAACCCGCTTGTGCCTCTTCGGCCGCGGCCCGGATCGCCGGATCTCGATACCGACGCTATTCCCGTCCCGTCCGTGCCCCGTCCGTATGTCCCCGATGCTCGCCGCGAGGCGGAGACCGGAGCGCCCAGCGGTTCCCGCTGGTTGATGCCCGGCCCTACGCGCGAGCCGACCGAGTCACAAATTATTAATGCTGTCAGTCTTGGCCTGTCTGTGAACGACTACGGCCCCCTACCGGCGCCGCCACAGAATTGGCTGTCGATGGCCGACGGCAGTGTGCTACTAGCACCTGCCCAAGCCGCGACGACTGGCGAGGCTTCCCCCGCTCTTTCTCTTACGATCCAACAACAGTTCCCTGATTTCGATTTCTCCGCACCGCAGCCGATCCGCCCGACACGCATCCGAATTCCGCCTCGTTCTGTCCAACCCGTCCCTGAGTCGAACCTGCAAGCCTGGGCGCAGCCCGTCGAAAGTCCAGTCGTGATTACGCGTCATGAGGTCCCGGTCGACGCTCCGTTGACTGTCCGGCTCCCCGGCCAGGTCCCCGTCAGGAAGAAGACAAGGCGCGGCGGCAAGAACCGACGGTTCCCCGCGCCAGGCTTCTGTTACCTCCGCCTGACGAGCCGGCGCGCCCAGCGCGAGCTGCGTCACCTTGGCCCTGACCCGACTGCCGAGGCCGTGCGAGAAGCGCTGCGAGGATTGCCACTTCCCGGGCGCCCACGCTCGATCTCCGACCCCGTTCCAGGTATACCGCACCTTGGCGTCTCGCTCGGCGGAACAGAGGGATGGCAGGCACGTATCATCGAGCGCCTCGAAGCCAGGCCTAAGAGCACCGTCGGTGGAGACGCACGCCACGCCCTCAAGTGGGCGAGCGAGCTCCCGGCGGGATTCCGCGGCCTCGGGCTCCCCAGAGCTTTGCCACCGACCGCGGTTGTCGACGCGGACGGCGACGGCCATCTAGTGGTCGGGTACCCATCCTACGAGGACGGCCGTGATGTACACACTGGGAACGTCTACGGCGTGCCACTCGATGCTGTTCTCGGGTTCGGCGGCCATCACCCAGCCACGTTCCTAGACCCGCTTATCCAAGACCTCCAGGTCGCGTTCGATTCCATTCCAGACGGTAGTTTCGTCCATTTCGTCACGTGGCTCCCCGAGCGCGCATTGTTTCCCGCAGACGATTACGTTGTCGTGATGCACCCCTCCAGCGAAGTCCCGGACCTGTCGGGCAAGACAGTCAACGTCGTCGTGCCCGGCTGGGCCGCGGACAAGGTGGCCCTGGCCAAGCTGCGCCTCCTTCCTTTCGTCTTCATCAACGGCGAGAAGACCGTTTCCGTCTCCAACGCTCGGGCCATGGACGCCGGTGTACACGCCTTCGCGGTCGCGCGTTGCGCGTCACGGCACTATGACATCGTCAGCTCTGCGCCTTGGGATCTGCCCGCCATGGAGTGTGTCGTAGGGCAGACCGGGTGTAGGTCGATGAAAGCGATGGCCGTACGGAGTGTGCTAGCTAAGCACCTCTATACTTATGCTGTCGACGAGTCGATCCTCCTCGGGCTCGGCGTGTACAACATTCGCCTGCCGAGACACACGCACGCCAAATGGTGCTGGTCCCGCAGCAAGTCACTCGACATGCCGGTTGAATGGACAGACGTCGACGTCCTCACAGGCGCGGAGACGCCAACGGCACGCTACACGACCGAGACCTTCGCACGCGGCCCGTTCACGCCAGGCTTCCAAGAGATGGCGGGCTGGACGGCCGGCGCTCGCGGTTCCGGCATCAGGACGATCTGGCCGGTGGGCTCAGCTGGCCCCAACTTGTCACACTGGACGGAATGGCTCGAGACTGTCCTTCCCTACGCGCGCGCCATCAGGCATGTCACCGTGCATCCTGGCTTCATCCGAATCGGCACACACGAATTCAATGTACCCCTGGCACTGTCGCCATTGTCGAGTCTCGCGCACGCGCTGGCTCTCGGTTGCATCACGGACCTGACGATCGGCAACGATCGCCTCGCCGCAGCAGGTCGCCACGAGGAGTCGTATCGGCCTTTCGGTCGCCACCACATGGACTTCCTCCGACACACAAACGACATCGACGGCCTAATCAACGCGATCGACACGCTTCCTCTCGCGAGTATCGGGGCCCCGGTCTTCGCCAGCGACCCCACAAAAGTCGCGAAGGCGTGGGGGCCGACGTGCCCACACATCGCAGACGGGCTAGTGACACCACAGTCGACCTACCGTGCTGGAGGCGTCGTATGGCATGATCGCGCGACCGGGGAGTACTTGCGCCGCGAACGCGGACACGCCTGCCGGACGTGCCACCCTTTGGCACCCGGCGGCGTGCCGCGGCTCCCGACACGAGCGTCCGCTGATTTTGAGATGTTGTTCGCGCCATTCTTGGATGCCATCGAGGTCGCCGTCCGCGGCATGACCGGACGCGTCTACGTGACAGCGAACACGATGGCACGCGTCGCCCCTGGCTTTTCGCACTACCTGATATTCACCGACGCGCCACGACTCCCGACACCGACGACAACGTTCATAGCGCTGCCAGAATACAGGACGCGCGGGTGGCGTGACCTTGCCATCTTCCTTCCGGCGTGTTTCCGGTCCGACGCGGTGTTCGTCCATTGCCCGCCCGGCGAGGATCTCGATCTTGACATCCCGGCATACACGGTGGCTGACGGCCAACCGTGGAGCCAGCATGTGGCACTGCGCGGTGCGACGGTAGACAAAGACCGTGTCCTCGCCAGCATCGAGGTCTTTGATTTCGCGCCGACTATCGCTCTCGTCGCTGCGCTCGGCCTGGTTTCGGTATGGGATCTCGATGCCCGCAAGCATTCGAAGCGCGACACGCGAAGCGTGGCCCGCTTGACGCCGGACACCCGATTCCCGGATGGCCTCAAGTTGCACATCAGAGAACGCGGCCGCCACGCGAACGTCGAGCTGCCTACAGGGGCCGACGTCTGGAAGCTAGTCGAGGCCCTGAAGCCGTCACGTTGGTTCACGCCAGGCCCTTGGGTGTCAACGGCGACCGCCGAGCCCTGGTTTGTTGACGATCCACACGCCGAGTTGCCGCGGTCCGAGATGCTCCTGGTCGTCGGCTTCGGAACAAGGGGCGACATCATTCCCGCGCTGTACATAGCACGACTGTGCGCGTCCGTCGGCATCCCGACCGCCTTCTGGCAAGCAAAGATCGACTCGGCTGACGACCTCCGGCGAATCGCGCGAGGTGACTTCACTGGCCAATTGCCTGCATTCGCCCAGATGCTCAACATCGGCGCCGCCCGATGGAAGCACGTGTTCCTGCCCTTCATGCGCCAAGGTGACTGCACCGTTTTCGAGCTCGCGCCTGACTCCACGTGGATCGAGCCTGTCGCGTTTGGCGGCCTGATCGGCTGGGCCGCGTCGATCTTGGCAAGGACCGTCCGGCCTAACGTTCGAATCGGTGCACTCGCCTCCAGCACTTGCGGCCGGAGTGTCGACGGGTGGACCCTTGCGACTCATCGCGCGCCTCTCGAGCAACGCCAGGAGTACGTGACGGCTGGCTCTGACTCCGAAGACATCATCCCGGCCGACCTACGTCATTTGCCTCGGTTGCCGCCAGGCGATCACGCCGAGATCTTGCGCGGCGCCAGCACGTTGTACTGTCACGGTGGAGCAGGTACGATGCAAACCGCGGCCCTGTCGGGAGCGCGCGCCGTATCCTTCGGCACAGACCTTGACCGTGTGTACAAGCGCGCGATGCTTCCGACGGACGTCCGGGTCGTTTCCCCAATGCCAACTGTCGCTCTTCTTGCTCGTCGAACTGGTTACGCCCATGTTATCCCGTTTACTCTCCGCTACGGTTACTTGTCTTTCCGATCCTGGCTGCCCGATTTCACGTTCATGTTCATAGATATCCTCGCACGGCTCATCGCATTAGGTTTCGGTTTCTGGCACCTCACCCCACTGTCCTTCATGGTCTTCGCGACGTTTTCAGCGCTCTTCCTACGCCTCTGGCGCTACTCGCTCACAGCCTTGTACCCTATGGTCCGCTTCTTCTGGGAATTCCCGCTCGCTCTCGCTCTGCTCTCGTCACCGTGGTCAATTGTTGCTCTTGTCGCACCGCCTCTCCTGTACCCTTGGGCGATCCGTGAAGCGAAAACATGGCACGGCGCTCGTTACAAGCTACGGTTTTATCGGTACTTGAATCACATCCCGCTCCCCGGCCACGTCGCGCTTTACGACACGCAAACTGGTGCAACCTGGGAGGGCGGGTTCGTGAACGTCTTGCCCTCAGCACACGCGCCATTTTTCTTCCGCTCCAGCGATCGAGTCAAGCATGATCACATGTTCGAGGTCCCCGCTTTTGTCGACGAGGCAGAGCTACTACGCTACGCCGGGGACGTCCGCCCGTACGGTCCGAACTGGAACTGTCAGACGATGGTGCGACACGCTATCGTCGGCGGTACGACGATCGCCGGCCTGCTCTCATGGTTCTTCTCGGCGATCGCTTTCCTGGTCATCTCGCTCTGGTACGCTACGGACGCAGCCGGCGGACGCTCTGCGACCACGGTGCTTATCGAGCACATGGTCAGTGAGCTCCCGTTGTTCGCGACCGGCCCTGATGCCGATGACGGCTTAGTCGCCACGGAAGAAGCGCCCGAGGACAGCCCGATCCTGGACGAACGGGAGGTCGCCATCCAGACCGCCGCGTTGGCTGAGGCAAGTGGTCTCGATCTCGATTCGCCTGACACACTGGAGATGCTCGACATGACGATGTACCGGTATGCTGTCGCCCGCGCGCCAGAACTTCTCAAGACTCTTCCGACCCTTCGCCCGCTCCCGCCTGAACCTCTGCTCGCTCTGGTCGATAAGCTGATCGAGCGCGCCGTCGCGCGTCTCGGTCGTGTGCCCGGGGTCCAACACGTCCTCGACGCGATCAGGGAGCTAGCCATGAAACACACGGCGCTTGTGCGTAACTTCGCACGCGCTTTGTTCGATCTAGGTTCGCTCGCTATCCGCGTCTCGGTCGCCGCCTGGGCCGACATCGGCGACGTTGTGCTACCTCTGCTTGATGCGCTATTCCCGTCGCCCGAGATTGCGTTGCGCGTCAAAGCCGCTTGGGGGCTAGGTGGCCTGTTCCGGGACCCCGCGTCGACGCGCATTGCTCAGATTCTGCAGGAGGCCGAGGTCATCCGCTTCGTGGGACGAACCGAGTACAAGGACGACTTCGACAACTGGGTCGCGTCGCTGCGCAGTTTCGGCCCCCCGGATGAACGCATCGGTGGTCCACAGGTTCGTGCGACACACGTCTTCAAGCGCCCGGTGATGAGTGCACAGGAGGCGGAAGCCCTCGACTGGACCACAGCTGAGATCTCAGATGAGCTGACCGCCCGCGTCGACGAGTACCGGGCACGTGGTGTCCCGCAGGGTGCCGACGCCGTCTATCTCACGGTCAAAGACGACGCGTACCTCTACAAGTCTCTCGACAGGTACAACAGGCCCGAGTTCACGCAGCCACTAAACGCACGCCAACAAGCTGAAGCCCAAGAAGTCGCGCACGCCCTCTTTGAGCGATACCCGGAGGCGTTCGCGGACGCGCAGTACACGCCGTTCGCCGCCGTCGAGCGCTACATCAAGCCGAAGTTCTCACCTGGCTCACCGTTCATCGGTCACTACAAGACGCGCGAAGCCATGATCAACGCAGGTTGGGGTCATGCCCTGCTCTCGAAGGCGTTAGACGACATCAAGAAAGGCGAGTATCCGGTCCAGTTCTACCACGCGTTCCCGAAGTCCCAAGTGGTCAACATCGAGGCGGTGCGTGCCGGCAAACCTGTCAGGACGATCGTCGCCCAGGACCTGGCGTCGTATTTCATCGACCAGTTCGCCCAGTTCGAGCGGAACAAGCGCGTCACATGGCGATCGACCGGGATCGGGACGGGTATGCCATTGAACCAAGGCATAACGGAGATCTTCAATCAACTCCGCGGCCCCGGCCTGGTCGCCGCGCTTGACATGTCCGAGTTCGACGCGACCGTACCGACCTACGCCACCGAGATCCTCGCTTCACTCTGGAGCCTTGGCTTCAAAGACCACGTCGCGGGCACCGCGCTGACAAGCATCATGCGAGCTCACTACGACGCGATGACACAGGCCTGGATCAACGTCATCCCAACCGGCACGCATCTCCCAAAGAACAACGGTTTCGGCACAGGGCAAAGCGCGACGACAGCGGACAACACGTGGGCGGCCCGAGGCCTCGTCTGTACGATCTGGTGCGACTACCATGCGGTGGATGGGCAGTGGACAGCAGGCCATAGGCCATCGGACTTCTTCAGAAAGTGCGTCGAGAAGAACACAGGCGACGATTTCATCATCCAATTCGAAGAGGAGCTCAAGGTCCTAGACAGCGAGAAGTGGATTCATGCAGCCGGGCTCCGCGGTGTCCGTATGAAGGTCGACGACGTAGGCGACGCATTCAGCGTGCCGTACCTTGGCAATCGTGCCCGGGTGCCGGACGATAAGGACATGGAGACGTTACGGCGATGGCAGGCGCTCGCGCCACTCCATCGCAAGAGCGGCTTCGCGTCCGCGCCAGCGCTCCCAGACATCATTGCCTACCACGACACGATCCAAGTGCTGCTCCGACGGACGGGCATGCGTCATTACTCTGCATCTCGACAAGAATACCTTCCGGCCGCCATCCGCCGGACCGTCGGCCACAGCCAGCTCTGCGCGTTTAACCCAGAACTGTACCTCATCATGCTCAACGAGTACGTCAGCGACGCGCGCCAATATCTCGGACCATGGCAGGACGCGATACGCATCGAGAAGCGCGACACTGAGGAGTACCCCTGTGTAGTGTATGATCTCGGTAGAGTGCCCAAAGGGCACCTCCGGGCTCCGCTATTGGGTGAACGACTCAAGTGGTTACGCCGGCAAGCGAGACTGCTCACGTATACCGAGATCGTCGAAGGTCACATGCGCCCTGTCCGCGACGGGAACATCAGGCACGACAAGCTGTTCGCGCGATTGCACAAAGGCTTGCTGGATGTCGATGAGCGCGCGAGGCTAAGGGTCGACGCATGGACAGCCGCCCTTCAAGCGATCCCCCGAGAGTTTCTACGGTTACAGCCGTCATACGACATCCTTTACCCGGAGCCGATCTTCACGACCATCAATATGTGGCAAGAACGCAAGGTGTACAACGACATCAAGCCCGAATCGTTCGAAGCGTACGTCCAGGCAGTCCGCCAGGCGCCCTACGGTGCCGCGATGGACGCGCACTCATTTTGGCTACGCATGCAGGACGATAGCTTCGCGAACGAAGTCAAAGCGAACGAAGACGGAGCGAACGGCCTCGCGCTGATCGCGACGATCATCTACGCCTTCACCTATCGCGCGGAGATGTTCCTGCGGTCACTTCCCGTACTTGGGTTGTTTGTCGCACTGTTCTCGTTCATGTTCGTCCATTTGCCACGCACATTCGGCTTGCTCGACCACGCGTTCTGGTGCCTTACCGGCAGATCATCACCCGTCATCTCGTCGCTCATGCCCAGGGATCCGTACACGTACGTCAAACGTGCAGTCATCTGCGTCACCGACTTCCTGCCTCTGTGGCTAGGCGTCCCAATCGGCATGCTGGCTCGGAACCTGCGCCCGTTGGCAGTGTGGCTGGAAGCCATGGCGAAACTCGCCGTCGCGGCGCACACGCACCGGTTCGAAGGCGGCCACGGCTCGACAGGCAAAGACGTCAACGAATGGTCCGCCTACGTCCCTGAGATCCTCGATCACGCGGCGCGAGGCGGCGTCGTCGTCGACGCTCCAGTTGCGACCGGCAAGTCCACGTTCTTGCCGGGTGCGATCTTCGCTGCGCGCTCACGCTACCCGTATTCGCGATTCGTCCATCTTGTCCCGAGGAAGATCTTGCGTGACACGACCAGCTTGCCATACGGCATAAAGTCTCAAGCTGTCAAGGCTGGTGTCGATGTCCACGGCGAATACCTGTTCATGACCTACGGCCACGCCCTGCAACGGTTGCACGAGCTCGACGAGGACGGGACACTCTGGCTATTCGACGAGTTCCACGAACAGACAGGCGAGATGATCCTTCTCTTGCACAAGCTCGCGGCGCGCCCGAAAGTCCTCCTCTCGGCCACAGCCAACCAGGTCAAGGGTTTCACGTTCCACGTCGTCAAGCCAGAGGTCAAGGGCCTGGGCTACAAGCGAGAAATCTTCGAGACGCCAGGCAACGCGATGTCCATGTTCATGCGCGCCCAGAAGGAATGGCCTGAGCTCGCGAAACGGGCCTTGATCATCGTCCCCACGCTACGAGAAGTCGACGAGTTAAAGGCCGGTCTTGAGTTCCAGAAGGTCCCGGTCTCTGAGCTGTCCAGTCGCTCCAGAACATGCGCGCCGGCGGGCGTCGTGATCGCCACGCAAATGGTCGACGCTGGATATGACATGAAGCCGCCAGCGCTGATGGTCATCGATTCTGGACGTCAGCTGGTCGTCGATCGAGGCGTTATGAAGGTCCAAGCTAGCAGTCCAAGCGTCGCGAAGCAGCGTGCGGGAAGATGCGGGAGACTCACCGACGGTGTAGTGCTTCGGCCGCCGACGGCCGCGACTGGCGCGGAACCTACGACGTACCCCGCGGTCACCCGGCTATGTGAACCGATTCTGGCGGACCACTACGGGTTGCCACGTCTCAAAGAAGTCCCTGGCGCGCGCCCGAAGGCTCCGTTTTACCGGTGTTTCGGCTCAATCTCTGCAGAACTGGTCTGGTTGCTCCACCTGCAAGGTTACCGTGGGCACAAATGGCGCGCCGCGTACGATACGATCCGGACGACCGGCGTCTTTGACGAGGACGACGAGTACATCCGAGCGGTATTACCCGCCGGGCTGGTCGTCGGGAGCTGGCAGGCTGCTTACGCCGAGTTCTGCCAGGGTGTCATCCAAGTCGATTTCGACGGGCCACGAACGGTCACATGGCTCGAAGCAAAGCGAGGACGCTGGTACACCGCCGTCGAGACAGACGAGGTCAAGCCACTGCCACTCATGGCGACAGACGACACTGCACCCAAGCTACTCGAGGACGCAAACAACATCCTGGACCGCATGAAGAAGGCGATCGACAACGGCAAAGGCTCCCGCGACACCAACAAGATCCGGCGGCTTGGCGGCAGCCTGACAAGCACGCTCGCGCAACTATCGACAGCATGTCTAAGGTTATCCGACCCCGCGACGCACTCGGTCATCATGGTCAGCGCTTAACGACACGATAGAGACGGTTAGAATCCGTTCCTCCCAAGGTCCCTTCCCGGCATGTTTCCTTTCTGCTCAACTAGAGGCGGTTAAAATCCGACCCACACACGCTCACTATATGTTGCATGTCAGCCCTTGCTGCAATGCAAGAGGTTCGCTCGATTCGGTATCTCACGATTTGGTTTTCACTGCTCACGCAGGATTTTTCCGCTCCGAAGTTTGACGTTCTTGAACGAGTCATTTTACGATTACGACACACAGCACCCTTGATGGGCGCAACATATATTTATAGGTTTACAGACGGTAACGGTCTTGTTGGCTCACGCCTTCACCATTCGTGGTGCACCTTCCGTCTGGTTTCCTTTTTGCTGTGCG